CTGCTCGGCCAGGCCGACCGCGTCGAGGTGGTCGGCACGAACCTGGTGGCCAGCGGCGACGTGATCGACGTGGCGCCGAAGGCCCGGCAGGTGGTGGAGGCACACGATCGCGGCTTCCGCTGGCAGGCGAGTATCGGGGCCCTGGTCCTGGCGCGTGAGTACGTCCCCGAGGGCCGAACCATCAACGTCAACGGAAGCGCCCTGTCGGGCCCGTTCATCGTCGCCCGGAAGGCCGAGTTGGGCGAGATCAGCTTCGTGTTCAGCGGGGCGGATCGCAACACATCCGCCGTCATCGCGGCCGGTGCAAGAAGAGCCGGCAAGGAGAACCCAATCATGGACGAGAACGTGAAGGACAACACGGATGTTGCCTGCCTGCCGGCCAGGCAGGTCGAGGGCAAGGAGCAGACGGGCGGCGAGAAGGCCGAGAAGATCGAGGCGCAGGCGAAGACCGCGACGGGCACCCCCGACGCCGCCGACGCGGTGACGACCGACCCCGTGGCCGACATGCGCGCCCAAGCCGCAGCCGAGCAGGAGCGGATCGCGGCCGTGCGGAAGGTCTGTGGCGACAAGCACGCCGAGATCGCCGCGAAGGCCATCGCCGAGGGCTGGGACGTGACGAAGACGGAGCTGGAGGTGCTCCGGGCCGATCGGCCCAAGGCGCCGGCCGCGCACGTGCCGGACAACACGATGACGGGCACGATCCTCGAGGCCGCGTGCATGTTGACCGGCGGGGTCAAGGGCGACGACGTCGTGGCCGCGTTCGGAGAGCAGGCCGTGGACACCGCCCACAAGCGCTTCCGCGGGGGCATCGGCCTTCAGGAGCTGCTGCTCGAGGCGGCGTGGGCCAACGGCTACGACGGGCGGAACTTCCGCGACAGCCGGGGCGTCCTGCGCTTCGCCTTCCGCCCGGACATCCAGGCGGGCCTGTCCACGATCGACATCGGCGGGATCCTGTCGAACGTGGCGAACAAGTTCCTGCTGGAGGGCTTCTTCAGCGTCGAGCGGACGTGGCGGAATATCTGCGCCGTCCGCAACGTCTCGGACTTCAAGACCGTCACGAGCTACCGGCTGATCGGGCGCGATCAGTACGAGATCGTGGCGCCGGGCGGCGAGCTGAAGCACGGGACGCTCGGGGAGGAGTCCTACACCAACAAGGCCGACACCTACGGCCTGCTGCTGGCCATCGACCGGCGCGACATCATCAACGACGACCTCGGCGCCATCACGACCGTACCGAGGAAGCTCGGGCGGGGATCGGGCCTCAAGATCAACGACATCTTCTGGACCGTCTTCCTGGGCAACAGCGACTTCTTCAAGACGGCCAACAAGAACTACCTCACGGGGACGGACACGGTCCTGTCGATCGACGGACTGACGAAGGCCGAGGTGGCCTTCCTGGACCAGGTCGACAGCGACAACAAGCCCATCGGGATCATGCCGGCGATCGTGCTGGTGCCCACGGCGCTCAGTGCGATCGGCACGATGCTCTACAAGAGCCTGGAGCTCCGGGACACGACGGCCAGCACGAAGTACCCCGTGGCCAACTTCCACCAGGGCAAGTTCCGCACCGAGGTCAGCCGCTACCTGGCCAACAGCGCGTACACCGGCAACAGCGCCAAGGCATGGTACCTCCTGGCCGACCCGACGGACCTGCCGGTGATCGAGGTGGCGTTCCTGAACGGCCAGGAGAGCCCCACCATCGAGACGGCGGATGCGGACTTCAACGTCCTCGGCATTCAGATGCGGGGCTACCACGATTTCGGTGTCGCGCTTCAGGACCCCAAGGGCGGCGTGAAGAGCAAGGGCGAGGCGTAAGCTGGCTAGGCGGGTTCCATCGCCGCCTCGAATTCGTGCCAGGACGTGGCAACCAGCTTCGCGTCGGCTTCGCCGTCGCCAATGAAAGGAATCATGACAATGTGGCCTTGTCGATCGAACGCCAACAACTCGCCGCCTCCGTTGGAACCGAAGCCGTAGTGATTGGGAGCGAAGGTATGGACCTCGTAGGCAACGTTGAATTGCTGAATCTCCGCCTCGGGCCAGAGCTGGAACCATCCGGGGTCCATGGCAAGCCCGCCCTCCATCGGCTTTCCACTCCTCAGGTACGCCAGGAAGTCCTGGGGAAGCACCGGTTCCATCACATTCGTCCACGTACGTGAGTACCAAGAGCCGCGACAACCAAGACTTTCGACCAACCTACAAGGAGTAACCAGACATGGCAACGGCAACGTTCGTGCACGACGGCAAAAGCGTGGACTACACGCCCTCCTCGGCGGTCGCCGCCGGCGACGTGGTGGTCCAGGAAGACCTGATCGGGATCGCCCGGACGCCGATCGCGGCCAATGCCCTCGGGTCGCTGGCCGTGGCGGGCGTCTTCGACGTCCCGAAGGCGACGGGCGGCGCCTCGGCGATCGCGGCCGGCGCGACGGTCTACTGGGACGTGGCGGATCAGGTCGCCAAGACCGACAGCGAGTCGGGCGCCAACAAGCTGCTCGGCAAGGTGGTCAAGGCGGCCGGCGACGACGACACGACGGTCCGGGTGCGGCTGAGTCAGTAGCGCTCCTTACGCCTCGCAGGGCACGGAGGCCAGTGCGATGGGTGACCTTCTTCGGCAAGGATGCCAATGGCTGGCGCAGCAGCGCGGGGCGCACTGCGCCAGCCAGGTCACCTATCGGCGGGGCGAGACGGAGCTGGACCTGACCGCCACGTCGGGGAAGCCGGACCGCGACGTCGAGGACCAGCTCGGCGTCCGTGTCGGCGCGGCCATGGTCGACTTCCTGATCGCCGCGGCCGACTTCGAGCCGACCTTCGGCGAGCCCGAGGCAGGCGACCAGATCGTCGCGGACGGCCGCGTGTACGAGGTGCTCGACCTGGCCGGACAGGGGCACTGGCGATGGAGCGGCGTGCCCGGCAGCACCATGCGGATTCACACGAAGCAGGTAGGTACGGAGGCCCCCTGATGTGCAGCGAATCGGACCAGTACGACCGCGTGTGCAAGGGCGAGTTCGCGGCGATCCACATGAAGCTCGACCGGCTGGACGAGGCCGTCCGGGGCAACGGCAAGCCGGGCATCCAGCTTCGGCTCGACCGGCTCGAAGCGGCCGAGGCGGTTCGCAGCCGCCTGCTGTGGATCATCGCGGGAGCCGCGGTGGCGCTTGCATTCAGCGCCCTGTGGCGCCTGGCGATCGGAGCGTAGAGGGACATGGCCACGATCATCGACATCGCGGACGCCGTGGCGGCGACGCTGAACGATCCCGGCGAGCCGGGCTTTTCCCAGTCGTTCGCCGCCGAGAGGAAGGCGCTGCCCGCGTTCGAGCTGGCCGACCTGGCCGGCCTGCACGTCACGGTCGTCCCGAAGGCCGTGGAGATCACCGGCGGGTCACGCAGTCTCAGCCAGCACGACGTCCAGATCGACGTGGGCGTGCAGAAGAAGGTCGGCTCGGAACTGGAGGCCGACGTGGCAGCCCTGTCCGGCCTGGTCGAGGAGATCGCCGTCTTCCTGAGGCGCCGGCCGCTGGCAAGCGTAGCCGGCGCCGCGTGGGTGCGGTCGGCCAACGAGCCCGTCTACTCGCCGGAGCACCTGGCCGAGAAGCGGCTGTTCACGTCGGTGCTGACGGTCACGTACCGAGCCATGAAGTAGGGCGAGGATCGAATCATGAACAACGTCGTGATGCGGAAGATCACGGTCACAGGCGATTACCAGCCGCTGATTTCGGGCAGCCTCGTTGCGTCGGTGACCATCTCCACACCACCGACGAACGCGGGCAACGTGCTGTTCAAGGGCGACGACGGCTCCGACGTGCCCTGGGTGCCGGGCGAGTGGCACGAGTTCCGCAGCGTGGAGCTGGCCACCATACAGGTCAAGGGCACGTCCGGCGACGTGGTGACGCTGGTCGGAGGCACGTGGTAGCCATGGGATACTGGGGCATCGCAACCGGCGTGATCCACAGCGGCCACATCCAGGACGGCGGCGTCTGCACCGCCGACCTGGCCGACGGTGCCGTTACCGGCGACAAGATCGCCAGCCAGGCCGTCTCCGACGCCGAGCTGGCGCTCAACGCCGTCGCGTCGGGCCACATCCAGTCCGATGCGATCCTCGCCGACCACATCGCCGAGGGGCAGATCGACGATTCCCACATCGATACGGGCTCCTACAGCTTCTGGTGGCCGCCCAGCCAGGCCCACTACTTCGACTCCGACGTGTGCGTCGATGGGTGCCTCCTGGCGCACGGCACGGCCGTCTTCTACGGCACCATCAACGGCTACGGCAGCGTCGACCTCTCTGGCGGGTCCGGCCTGGTCCTGCCGTCGTACGGCCCGTACTCGTCCGGCTCGATCTACTTCGACTCCTGCAGCGGTGTCGTGATGGTCTACGACGGCAGCCAGTGGCGCAGTCTGGCCTGGAGCTGACGGGAATGCTCGACCCGAGGGAGCACAACCTGGCGATCGACCCGGCGAGGACGCGGGCCATCGTCCTGACCTGGCCGGATCACGGCCTGACGTGGGAGGGCGCCGCCTGGCTCTACAACATCTTCCCGCCGGAGAACATCACCGCGCTGTGCTGGCAGGGCCTGACGGAGGCACGGAACCGGTCCGTCCAGAAGCTGGTGCTCGAGGCGCCGGACTCCATCCGCGACTTCGTCTTCATGGACCGCGACATGCGCCCGGGCGCCCGGGCCATCCCGGTCCTCCAGGCCGACGCCGACGTGGTGGGCTGCACCTACCCGATCGCCAACATGGCCTCGTGGGCGGAGCCGACGGCGATCCACATGGGCCTGGTGCGGATCCGGCGGGGCGTCTTCGAGAAGGTCAAGCCGCCGTGGTTCCTGTTCACGTACACGCCGGACGGCGCCGCACGCGCCAAGTGCGAGTGCGCGTTCTTCCGTGACAAGGTGATCGAGGCGGGCCTCCGGATCGTCCGCGCGGGCTGGTGCGGACACGACGTGAAGCGATAGGGAGAGGACGGACATGGCCAAGACGGTGAGCACGGAAGTGATCGACACGCCTCAGGGCAAGCGGCTTCGCGTCCGCGAGACGCGCATCCGCCAGCGCGTCCTGACGCTCGAGCAGGTCCAGCGGACGATCGCGGGCATGGAGGAGCGGATCGGCGCCCTGCAGGACGAGGCGACCGGGCTTCAAGCCGAGCGGGACGACCTGGCGACCAAGCTGACGCAGCTTCAGGCCGCCCAGGCGAACCCCTGAACCGCACGGATGCGACGTAGAGTCACGGAGAGACCATCATGAGCAACGCCTACACCTTGGGCATGAACTGCAAACTGTACCATAGCGCCACGCTGCTGGACGGGGACACCAACACGCCGGCGACGGTCTCGTGGAGCGAGATCGACAACGCCAAGGACGTGACGCTGAACCTGGAGACGGGCGAGGCGGATGTAACCACCCGTGGCAACAACGGCTGGCGTGCCACGGCGGCGACGCTGAAGGACGGCAGCATCGAGTTCGAGGCCCTCTGGAAGCCGGGCGACACCGCGTTCGACGCGCTTCAGACGGCCTGGGCCGGGGGCAACGAGATCGCCATCGCGGCGATGGACGGTGCGATCGCCACGAGCGGCAACCAGGGCCTGGCCGGGAACTTCTCCGTGACGAACTTCAGCCGCAACGAGCCGCTGGAGGAGGCCGTCACGGTCAACGTCACGCTCAAGCCGTCCAGCTTCACCGAGTGGTATGAGGCCTCCTGACACCTGACAGGCCCCCCGGGAGAGCGACATGCGGCAGTTCAAGGACAACGCGGGGCGGACGCACCAGCTGGCCGTCAACACGTGGGCCCTGAAGCGCGTCCGGGATGGCCTGGACCTGGACCTGCTGGACCTGGGCAAGGAAGGCGACGGCGCCCAGGCCGTCCTGGGCCGGCTGATGGCCGAGCCGATCCTACTGGTCGACGTGCTGTACTGCATCCTCAAGGGCGACCTGGACGCCGCCGGCGTCTCGGAGGAGGACTTCTACAAGTCCATGTCGGACGACGCGATCGACCAGGCGACGAAGGCCCTGCTGGAGGGCATCGCGGATTTTTTCCCGAGCCCGCGGGACCGGGCGAGGGCACACAAGGTCCTGGCGATCACGGAGACGTACGTGGGCAAGGCGCAGGACGTCCTGGACCGGCGGGTCGACGGCGAGCTCGTCGAGGCCATGGACGAGGCCCTCGCGACCCTTGGGAGATCCTCCACCAGCTCGCCGGCTTCGTCGGAGTCGACCCAGGCCCCCTGACGCTCCGCGAGCTGCTGTGGATGGCCGAGGGGCGCAACCGCAGGCTCTGGGACCACACGGCCTCCATCGCGGCCGCGGCGCTGAGCGCGTTCCGCGAGAAGATGATCGACCCCGCCAAGCTCCACCCGTACGAGCGCGGCGGCAAGCGCAGCAGGAGCATCCCGCTGACAGCGGGCAACATCGGACTGCTGAAGACGGTCTTCGTGGACGGCCCGGCCGGGAAGGCAGGGCGCAGCAATGAGGAGCACAGGCCATGAGATGGATCGCATGGGTCGTGCTGGTACTGGTGGTGCTGACCGTGGTCGGCTGCCAGTGGGCGAAGTTCACCGAGTCCCACGACGGCCCCCGCGCGGCCGTCACCAAGGGCGGCCCCACGGCCACGAACGGGAAGTACCGCTACGTCCCGGTCGGGACGGGCACGTGGGTGGACGCGGCCGGCAAGACGCACACCGAGCGCGTCTACGTCCGCGTCGAGGCGAAGTGACCGGGAACGGGAAGGAGAACACCGCGATGGAGCGCACAACGTGGATCATCGGATGCGTCGTGGTCGTGCTGCTGGCCGTGGCGTGCTTCGGGGCGGGTGCCCCCCCACCTGCGAAGGACGGCACCGTCCAGGTGACCCCTGCCCCGGCCGCGTCGTATGACGCCCGGGCCGGCACGTACAAGCGGGAGGTGACCGTCGTGGCGCCCCCCTGGGGCGACGCCCCGGCCAAGGCCGTCACCGGCGTCCAGCCGTTCCGCACGGAGGGTGTTACGCTGCCCAGGTTCAGCGACGATGGCACGTCCCTCGGCCCCGGCGGCGGAGGGGAGTTCTTCGGCGGCGGGATGGATAGCATCCAGGACGTCGTTCGCCGCGGGCCGGTGCTGCTGTGTGTCATCGGCGGGCTGGCGCTCTTGGCCGGGATCGTCGTGGCGATCTGGGCCGGGCGCGTGATGCTCGGCCTGGCCGTGGCGGCCGGGGGCGCCGTGCTGATCGCCGCCGGCGTGCTCTTCGAGGCCTACCCGTGGGTGGTGCTGGTCGGCGCGCTGATTGGCATCGCCCTGGGCATCTGGTGGGTCGTCGACGCCCGCTTCGCCGGCCGGGCCAAGGCCGCGCTGACTGCGGTGGTCCGTGGCGTCGAAAAGGCAACAGGCAGCGCGGAGGTGAAGGCAGCGATCGGCGACGCGGCGAAGGAGGCCGGGAAGACCACCGTCGTGAAGGACACGATCTCGCAGGCCAAACGCCAGGCCGGGATCACCTGACGGCGTGGGAGGTGCACTCGTGCTGCGGATGAAGACGGTCAGCGTGGACATGTTCTTCGATCGGGCCAAGGTGGTCCGCGCCGTGGACAAGGCCACGCGGGTCGTCCTGTCCAAGGCCGGGGCGTTCGTTCGCACCGCCGCCCGTAGCAGCATCCGCAGCCGCAAGCGCAGTTCCCAGCCCGGGGAGCCGCCGAGTTCGCATTCAGGCCTGCTGAAGCGGCTCATCCTCTTCGGCTACGACCGCCGACGGCAAACGGTCGTGATCGGGCCGATGAAGCTCAACCAGAAGGTGGGCAACGCCCCGGAGGCCCTCGAGCACGGTGGCACGTCCGTTGTGGTCGAGGGCCTGCGGCGCCGCCGGCGCAGACGGCGCGTGCGGATTCGGGCCAGGCCCTTTATGGGGCCGGCGATGGTGAAGGAAGCGCCCAAGTTCCCGAAGCTCTGGGCGAACTCAGTGAGGTGAGCGATGGCACGGACGCTGACTGAAACGGACCGCGAGCGGGCCCGGAAGCCCGCCCGGCTGACGACCACGACCTTCCGCATCTACCACGCCCGTGACGGCTGGCGGTGGCGAGCCGTGCGCGCCAACGGCCGCATCGTCGCCGACAGCGGCGAGGCTTACGCCCGCAAGCATGGCGCGCGGCGGGCCGTGTGGCGATTCATCGCCGCGGTCGACCGGGAGAACATCCGGGTCGGGTACCAGGACTGACGGCATGGCGAACACGCAGGGCATCAAGGCAGGCCGGGCGTACGTCGAGCTCGGCATCGGCGACAAGCTGTCGGCCGGGCTCAAGCGCGCGCAGTTGCGGCTGAAGGCCTTCGCCGCGGGCGTGACGCAGATGGGGACGAAGATCGCCATGATCGGCGGCGCGGCAATGGCGCCGCTGCTGGCGTCCGTCAAGCGCTTCGCCTCGGCCGGGGACAAGCTGGACAAGATGGCCGATCGCACGGGCATGACTGTCGAGGCCCTGAGCGAACTGGCCTTCGCGGCTGAGCAG